GACAAATACTTCTGATATCGTGAGTCAATCCGGGTCAGCGAAAGATCCCTTTATTAAAGGGCCGAGATTCTTATCGATTTCAGCGGATACCTCTAATGATACGGAAACGTCGGGCAATCGGGCAGTCTGGGAGGCGAATATAAGGCGGGCACGAAGTTCTGTTTATCGCTGTACGGTGCAGGGTTTTCTCGCTACACCTACGCAAATTTGGGAGCCTAACATATTGGTGCAAGTGGAAGACGAAAAAGTTGATATCAATAGCCAGTTACTTATACGGGACGTTGAGTACTCGTCTTCTGAGTCGGGTACCACTACGGGCCTGGTTTTAGTCCCAAAAGACGCTTTTACTCTAAATGCAACTCAAAACATTATTGAGATACGTAGCAACAAATTTGGGGCGAATATCTAATGAAGGGTCTGTTTGAAAAGATTAAAAATATGGTTCGGTTTGGCAGGGTGTCTAATCCTGGGAAAGATTCAGGAGATTATCCTCAGTCCCAGGTAGAATATATGAAAAAGCCTAAACAACCCATTTTTATCTATCCCTATGGATATAGTGCAAATGCGCCGTTAGATCAATTGGCTCTTGTCATAAACGTGGGACATGAAGACAACGCAGTTGCTTTTAGCATATCAGGCCCGGATAGGAACAAAGGACTCTTGGCTGGCGAGGTTGCAACTGGAAATCAACTTATTGGAACAAAAATATTTTTTGATGCGTCTGGGAACGTAACAATAACATCTCTAGGAAATGTCACGATCAATGCGCCAAAGGGTACGACTATAAACGGAGATACGACGATCAAAGGTAATCTATCAGTTAGTGATGACATCGACTCAGGGAATAATATAACAGCAGTTAAGGACGTTCAGGGAACCAATGTGATTGGAACCACTGGGGTGAGCGCAGGGGGAACCGACTTTAGTAGTCACGTTCATAGTGGTGTGACGACGGGAGCATCCAATACAGGACCTCCTGTTTAGGAGTTTACTAAATTAACTAATTTTGTTAATATAAGTTAATGAGTAAAAAAATTGATTGGGCAAAGGTAATTTTTAGGTTCACAATAGGATATTCACTGTCACTCACTAGTTTTGTTGTTATTTTTTGCTTAGCAGATGACTAAAAAAGGACTTCCGTTGCCACTATTGTCTCCAAATCCGAACTTAACTTTCGGTGATCTGGTCAAAAATTTCAGAGAAGAAAACGGACTGGTGGGAAGCGAGTTCATAAAGAAATTGGGGTCAGATGTAAAAATATCGCTGACGTATTTAAGTAATATTGAGCGTAAAGGGGAAATACCTGGCCCACAAGTTGTGCTAAGAATAGCAGACTTGATCCGCATAGATCGTAAATATTTAATTCAAATAGCTATACGGGAAAAGATTAAGGCTTATGAGGATAGGCTAGATTCTAGATATCAACAGGCATTAAAGATAAAAAATGTTTGCAGATAGGAAAAGCTTGCCATTACCAGATCCCTCTCCAGAGCCAAAGAGTTGGGTAAAGGGACCTACTCTTAGTCCCAGTGAAAAAAGGATTAAAATGCGGACGCTAATTTTCTATATTCTTGTCGGATTACTAAGATTCTTTCGCTCGATATCATTTAAGTTAAATCAAATATTCGTTAGCGATTTGCAATTTATCAAGTTAGCCTACCGTCGGGCATATGGAAAATACCCTGACCTGAAGACCCCTAAAACGTTTAGTGAACATTTAATTTCTTTGAACATTAAAGAGAAACTTTATTTCAATGAGCTGCATAATAATGAAAAGACCCGATGCACGGACAAGTTATTGGTTAGAGGTTACGTGTATGGAAAAGGACTCGCCGATATTTTAGTGGATCTTCATTTTCAAGGGTCAAATCCGTTGAAGATAGATTTTGACAAGCTCCCAGATCAATTTATCATTAAATCGAATCACGGTAGTGGATGGAACCACATCGTCAGGGACAAATCGACTATTGATAAAAATAAGATTATTTCTCAGTGTGTGAATTGGCTTTCACAAAACTATTATCACGTCCATCGGGAACGGCAATACAATAAAATCAAACCGAAAATTTTGATAGAAAAATTGCTTTTAACAGATAAGAATGATGTCCCCAATGATATAAAATGCTTTTGTTTCAACGGTAAAGTCAGGTTTTTTCAGACGATATCGCAACGATTAAACGGTCTGAATGAGGCGTTCTATGATCGAGATTGGAACCGGCACATAGTTACGAGCATAATAAACGGAGCGCCCAGGACTGGTGGTGCTATGACGAGGCCACGAAATCTGTCGGAAATTATTAAAATTGCTGAAACACTATCAGAAAAGTTTAGATTCGTCAGAGTCGATCTATACGCTTTTGACAATCGTATTTACTTTGGGGAATTAACATTTACCCCTGATGCTTTGTTATTACGATTCAGTCCGTCATCTTTTGACTATGTTTGCCCCTCTTTATGGAGCATCTGATAAAATGGGGGTATGCGCGACATCCTCATTGAAAAAAAAGCAGATATTTTTGATATTGCATTTAAAGATGGTGATTTTACTCTCACGGAAGGCCTAGACTCAAGTATCATCGCCAGCCTATTTGTAGATCAACGTGCGGAGCCTTCCGAGGTATCGAGCCCCGAACTCAGGCGCGGATGGATCGGAAACGAGCAAAACGATGACCCAACGTACCAGATCGGGTCTAAGTTATGGCTCCTGTATCAAGCCAGATCCACTCAAACAACACTCAACGCCGCCATTTCATTTGCCTCAAACTGCTTCCAATGGCTCATTTCTGACCAATTTATAAAAAGCATTGAAGTTTCAGGGATTCAAGACGGCTCCAAAATAACGTTGACCGTTGTCTTTGTTCGATTCGATGATACATCATTTACCAGGCAATTCGTTTTGTGGGAAAATACGTCAATAGCGTGAGTTAACTATGACCTTAAACATACCGGCAAGCGCCACAGTAATTTTTGATCGCATAGCGGCAGACGTACAGAACGAGTTGAGCGAACTAGATCCGTTTTTGCGCAACTCTGTTATCCGTGCGCTCTCTGCTGCCTTTGCGAATGCGTTTTTTGAAGAATATAAAACCCTTGAAGAGCTTGAAAGATTAACATTTTGGGATACAACGACTGGAGCGAGTCTCGAAAGGTGGGCCGCTATTTGGTTTATTACGAGAAATCCTGCAACTAAGGCCAAGGGGTTTGTGACCTTCACGGGCGTTGATACTTCAGCCATACCGATATCGACACAATTTTCATCGTCTAGTGGGGATCTTTATGAAACCCTAGCAGCGGCTACCATAACGGCGACAACCCTTTCAGTTTCATCCCTAACACGAGTATCACAAATAGCTACCGTTACGACCGCCATCGATCACGGTTTAGCTTCTGCGGTTGAGGTCGTGATATCAGGGGCTGTTGAAACAGAATATAACGGTACTTTTGAAATAATAGTAACAGGACTAAATACGTTTACCTACGAAGTGACGGGAACACCCACAACTCCGGCTACAGGTACTATTTTGGCAGATGTCTCTTTTGCCAATGTAGAGGCTGAAAGCCTTGATTTTGGTGCAGATCAAAACCTTCTGGCTGGCACCCCTATTTCTCTTGCGTCGCCATTGGCCGGTGTAGACTCTGAGGGGTTTGTTTCTTTTGATGAAATCGCGGGGGGTACGGATGTCGAGACGGACGATTCTCTAAGAGATCGTTTTCTATTTAGGATACAAAACCCCATTGCCCTATTTAACGAAAACGCGATTATTAATCAAGCCAAATTAGTACCGGGGGTGACAAGGGTTTTTGTACAAAATGTGGACTTTCTCGCTGATACATTGATTCCCACATCTTTGACACTAGAAGGGGATTTTGGAATTTTTGAGACTGCGGGAGGTCACGGTCTATTCGATGGTCAAGTTGTGACAATATCTAATGCGGCAGAACCAGAATACAATGTTGATAATGCGAAAATCTTGATCATAAATCCCGTCAAGTTTGGCTATGTTGTTGCCGGTTCACCATCTAGCCCGGCAACGGGTTCACCGAAAGCCCTATTTAGCATCTCATCCCCTGGCCAAGTTAGGGTGTTTTTTGTACGTGATAACGACGTTAGCATTATTCCCACACCCAGTGAGGTTCAAGATGTTTTTGAAAAGCTCCTTGAAATAAAATACGCCCCCATGAGCGAATCCGATTTGATAGTATCTGCCCCTATTCCAGTGACGGCTATATTCACATTTACCTCGCTTTCTCCCAACACCAGCGCCATGCAAGCTGCTATCACACAAAATTTGGAGACATTTTTTAGAAGCGGTACATCTGTGGCTAAGGACGTCACGCAAATTGATTATGAAAGCGTAATAAACAGCACTTTGGATAGCGGTGGAAATCCAGTTGAGTCATTTATATTGTCCTCTCCAGTTGGTGATATACCGGTCGGTAGCAGCGAGATTGCAGTTCTGGGAACCATTACGTACCCATGACCATCGATTCATTCACTGTAGAGCAGCATACTGATGTCCTAGCGAGCTTTATCCCTGTGGGACGGGCATACGAAGGGTCTGGCGTTGACGGCTCGAATTTACGGCGATATCTAAGCGCCAGTTCCGAAGAGTTTAAACGTCTACAGGATTTAATGGCGACGTTCCTTTCTGAGTTGGACCCCAGAACAACAGAAAATTTCATAACAGAATGGGAGAACGCTGTTGGTATTCCAGATTCTTGCATACCTATAGCGGCGACGGCTGACGAGAGACGGGATAACATTGTTCTAAAACTCAATGCTTTATCGGTTCAGACTGAGCAAGACTATATAGATCTCGCTGCGGCTTTTGGATTCACGATCACATTTCCTCCTCACAATGCGCTGCCCTACACGTTACCTTTTGGTACTGAGGATCCTATTGTTATAAATGCGCTGCCGTTTACACTACCGTTCACGTTAGTGGGGGACCCCACGGTCTTTACGTGGTTTGTGGAAGGGGACTTTGATACCGATCCTGAAAAGGCCCTTATTTTTCAGTGTCTGGTGCGATTGCTTATTCCTGTGGGCTATCAGGTTGTTTTTACAAACTCATGATGACGTCAAAGTGCTATAATAGGTCTCAAGGATAAACAATGGCAGCTACGATAAAAGATTTTCAAAATGGTGTAACCAATCAGGTCCAAGATGTGGATATAAATGGATTGAAAAATGAGAACAATAACGCTATCGAGGGATCGGGTCAGAACCTAGACATCGGTGATAATTTTCAAACAGAAAAAGCGATTGCAGTCTATGCGGCCAAGGGGGATTTTTACCAAGAAGCGGTAGGAAGTGCGGCTGATGTCTATGTCTTAGAAAAAACCGGCGAACAGCAACAAATATTTGCGTATCAAGACGGTATGCGGATTCGGTTTAAGGTAGTAAATGCTAATACAGGTGCAAGTACCGTCAATATCAACTCCCTAGGAGTAAAGACGATAGAGTTTGGTGGAGTTGCCTTGATCGCGGGTGACCTACTAGTCGGTGAGATTGTATCACTTCGGTTTGACTTATCGGCAGACACCTTCAATTTGATAAAAGCAATAGACGCGCCCATAGTCGCTAGCGCATATCTAAACTACAACTCTACTACCAGTACAATACTAAAATCGAAAGGGATTTCTGGGGTGGTTAAGAACGGAACCGGAGACATTACAATAACATTTGACGATCCTTTTCCCGATGCAAACTATCAAGTTCATGGAAATTCAGTCGACTTAGTGGGTATTATAGGATCTCGATTTATTGGTATAGGGGTGAAACTCGCGGCTAACATTAATATCTTTTCAAGGAATGATTCTGGAACGGCCGTTGATTCTCCTGACATTAACGTGGCGTTTTGGGCAGGATAGAAATAATGAGTGACAAAAATAAAAATTATGCATTTTTAAAAAGCGGGATGTTTAAGGTCGTTTCCCTTGGGACCGCAAGTGCTGCTGATTTTGCTAAAAGCATGGGCATTTTAAAAAAAGACATGGTCGAAGTGCCTCCGGGTGATCTTATACAGGGTTATTTCGCAGCCCACGATATCAAAGACGGTAAAATAATTTGCGATATTGAAAAAGCCAAGGAAATCGCAATGGACAAGTGGCGTATTGTACGCAATCAGAAGCTGGAGAAACTAGATACTGAATTTATTATCGCGTTGGAAGTCGGAGACAAGGACGAAAAAACTGAAATCGTTGACGAAAAAAACAGGCTTCGCAACATGACGAAAGATCCCGAATTTGTGAAGATATCAACATTTAAGGAACTTTTGAATTATGAACCCAAAGTGCTTAGTGCCCATAAAGGGTGACTTTCGGTCTAACTTTGAAAACCAGAACATGAGCAATAACTTGAGTAGTGAGGAACTTTTGGTGGTCGAAAAAATGATTAAGACAGAACTAAAACCTTTTCAGGATAAAGTGGACGAGCGGTTTTCAGACGTGAAAACGGAAATCTCCGATCTTAAAGATCAAACCGTCACAAAATTTACCGCAATGGGAGAAACGTTGGTGAAAATCCAGCTCATGCTTGGCTGGAAAACCACGGTGTTGCAAATCACAGCCTATGCACTGGTGATTATTATTCCGATGGGAATATTTTTCTTTAGTTTGATGAGCAAATTAAACGCACTTGGCGTGGTAAAATGAGTGTAGAGGTAATTAAATGACGATTTTATTTAATAATATAGACGCCAACGCTACAAGTTTAGAATTCACTTTCAACGGAGGCTCTAGGGTTTTGAACATTCGAGGGGATGATTTTGGCGGGGGTACGGTCGTTTTGCAGATGGCCAGTTCAAGCGACCCAAGTAACCCAAATCGTTTTGTTGATATTGAGAATGCGTCTTTTACCGCTAACGGATCTGTTATCGTTGAAAATACAAAAATAGGGCTCATATATAGAGCTGTTTTCTCTGGCGCAACTAACCCAGACAATGTTTTTACCGATATGGTTTAGCCATGATTGGTAATATAGCGGGTCCTTTGGTCGGCAATGTTATTTCTCCACTAGTTCAGCCATCATCAGAGGTAGTTATTCCAGCAGCACTTTGGATTGACACCTCAGATGCTACCACTGTTACTACAATTGGTGGGAATGTATCCCTAATTACTGATAAGTCTGGTAATGGGTTTGATTTTGCTGACGACTTCGGCCTCCTTGGTCGACCGCCGTATCAATTAAACTCGGTCAATGGGCTTAATTCAATTGAATTTACCAGCACTAATCAAAGGCTAATCGCTGGATCAAATTATATTTTTAGCGACTCAGATGGATTAACCCTCATTGCAGCAGTTAAACCTTCAGGATCACCTGGAGGCCCCGCTTTATTTTTTGATTTTGGAGACTTTTCAATGGCTGGCTATGGCATCGCTTTCTCCACTATGGATGCGAGAGCTTACGTCTCGACTTTATTCGGCGGCGCACTTCTTGTAGTAGCGGGACCATTTTCAACCGATGTTCATATTCTCAGAATGGAAGTTGATTTCGGAAATACTCTAAAATTATTTATCGACGGTGTTCAGTTTACAGCGGCAATTACACTGCCTAAATTAACAGCCGCAGAAATAAACGAAAACCCGAGTAGGATTACTTCCGCAGGGCCAATGACCATTGGAAAACAATCTAAGACGAGTAGTGATACCAATAGACGTTTCCTAGGTAATTTTTTAGAACAGTTTATCTATACACAAATTTTGCCTCTTTCGCAAGCAGTAGCTGTTGAGACTTATTTACAAAGATGGGTGGCCTAGTATGAAATTAACATTTACCTAGATTCAAATATGAGCGTTTTAGGGTTCATTTCCGATATGTTCAAGCCGGTCGCAAAAATGATCGATGATTTGACTTTGAGTCCTGAGGAAAAGCTTATCCTTGAGACGAAGCTAACTTCAATTGAAAATGAGATGGCGTCCAAGATTTTAGAGTATGACCAGAGGCTGCTAGAGGCTCAATCGTCGCTTATCAGTGTAGAGGCAAAGGGGGGAATGCTCCAAAGGAATTGGCGTCCGGTTACGATGCTGACAATGCTGGCGCTCGTGACACTTCAGGCTTTGGGTTTGCTATCTAATCCGTTACCGGAATGGTTTGGAACACTGTTTCAGATAGGTTTAGGTGGCTATGTCATCGGCAGATCAGCGGAAAAGATAGTGCCCAACTTTTTAAATGGTAGGATGAAAACAAAATAATGGTACAAAAGGAGAAAAAATATGCTAGGCAAATTTGAAGCAGAAAATAAAAATGACGAAAATGGAAACCCAACAGGTGGATCGGTCACTGGTATTGGATTAAAAATAGAGTGGCAGGATGGGCCTCTTGGTCGAGGTCAAGACAGGAAAGAACCCAATGGCGCATTTGTAGAAACTGTAATAGCGGCAGTCATTCAAAGGTTAGAATATTACAATAAAGATAAGTTTAAATGCAGGGAAAATTCAGTAGCGATAACCAAACTAGAAGAGGCCGGCATGTGGCTAAACAAGCGTACAGTCGATCGAGAACGTCGTGAAGTTGAGGGAACCCACCAGAAATAATGGTACAAAAGGAGACAATAATGGATATCGCATTAGAGTATTTAGGAATCGTGAGTCATAGCCCGTGGGTATGGGGAGGGGGAGTCGTCTTAGGGGTGGTTACATTGCCGATGAGCATGTTTTTCATGGATCACCTAACTCAGATCATCAGCGATTTGATTCTTCGGTTAAATGAGCTTCTAATAAGGCGCTTGCCAAAATTCATTCGTGAACCACTTCAAAGACGCATGGTTCGTATGATTGAAAAAAGCATGGTCATCATGAAAAACGTTATTTTGAGGATTCAGAGCTAATGGAAAAATTTCTTATTGAAAAGCTGAGTTAATCAAGAAGTAGGCGTGGACTCGTTTAATCATCTCCTGGTGTTGGATTAAGGCTTCATCGTAGGTTTTACATCTTTCTTGTAGCAGGTCTATTGTGGTGTGAGCAGCACAAAAAATCATCGTCTCAAACATTCCACCAGAGCACTCCATACCTAGAAAGACAGTTGAAACAAAGCATTTATCGTCTATGTGGTTCTGTTTAATAATATCTTCGAGTTTTTCTTTCGATTCACCCCATTCCATTAGTGAACATGACTCAATATTTTTTCCTTTGAGTCTGAAATGAAGGTTTCTATCCCGTAACATGATGTCTTTCCATGTCGTTGTCATTATTCACTTTCCTTTACCAGAATTCCTGGTAACTTTTTTTTCATCCGGAAATCCCGGTGATTTTCATGAAATCCTATATACCTCGTCTATGACTTCTATATAAACGATTTCCTTTTTTTCTATAGCCTCAGCTATTCGTGGGTATATTCGCAAATAAGCCATTTTGCTACTAGAAATAAATCCTAGTACACGATCATGATTACTATTAGCAGACTCGCCTACCAAAATGCAGCCCTCAGTGTCCTTTTTAGTGTTTCCTATATGAATCAGTACATATTCAAAGTTAGAGACATTTCTGAGCCATAGCATACCCTTATGAATCCGTGATCCCTTTGGAAACTTATTTTGGTAGCGTTCATGCATTTTCCCTTCAGTTCTAAGCGTAACCTCATAGACACCTGCTGGTATCCGTGTTTCCCCTGGCACTTTCTCTTTCCTGAATGCATCCTCTAGCGTGTAGCAATTGAATTGATTGTCTATATAAAACAGACCTAGAGTGCTTTCACCGTTCTCTGAGTATCGTTGTAGTCTGAGTCTCATGTTTTTTCCCTCCTCCAGAACCACCTATTCCACCACCACCACCTAATAGGGGCCGGATTGTAAAAAAAGGTATTTAAGGACCCATACCATGGTATATACCAGAATAAAAAATAAGGGGGCAATCGACCCCGATATTATTGCATGATTAAGATTTTTTGCTTTTTTTTGGTTGCTTTGATCGCTTTCCTCTATTGGGTTTAAATAGTCACGCGCTATATATGTTAAATTTAAGGCAATAGAATTGTCGTCACCATTAATCACACCCTCACGTACCCACACATCAGGGGAAGAACCAACACATCCGTAGTTGCTGCTTTTAAGTGACAATAATGCTCTAATAATCCCATAATAAAATATTGATCCTGATACAAAAAGAGAGATTCCTAGATGAAATGACGATCTCGTTAGTATACCGAATATTGCTATGGTTATGGTTATATAGACCCCTAATACAGTAAAGGCTTTTTGTTCTAATGACTTACTTAGGTCAAGCGCGTCGGTCAATCTAAGTTTTGCGTCATCTGTAGCTAATCTTGCGGCGTCCAAAGATATTTTCCCATACATAGATTCAATTTCGTTTTTATCTAACATTTTATCTCCTTATCTCCATTATTTAATGTCCGTAAAGGTATGATTCCGTTTTGTATAAGCACGCTTTTTTTGGGAAGAGTAGGGAAGTACCAAGGGGGGGGGATAGCCACCTACTCCTCTACTCTACTTTAGGGATCTGTGAGTTTTGCGTCAATATGGACGTACTATAATATTATGATTAATCTTTATTAACTCATGTCCAAAAAAAAACGATCAAACAACCAAGTACAATCTAATGGAGTATAATCATGCCGATTAAAGAAGAGAAAAGTTATAAAGAAAGACAAGAACAAGAGGTTAAGAACAATTTTTCTATATTAAAAAAAAAGCTCCCCGAGCTGTTATCTCAAAATGATAAAATAGGAAAATATGCTTTGATGAAGCAAGGAAAGGTAATTGGTTGTTTTATGTCAATGAATGACGCCATTGACGTAGGAAATAATCTTTATGATGATAAGATTTTCTCTGTTCAGAAAATAGAAGCCTCAAAAATAAGTCTTGGTTATCTATCCCAATAGTTTTCCAAAAACTAGAAATACCGAACATGGATAAAGAATTTTTGATCGCAACAGAAAAATATCATTATAGCTCAACCGGAACCCTCTGGTTGTTTTTTTCGCCTCTTTTTAT